GTAAGGATTACGTTAATGTATTGATCGAAGTCTGGAATAGCTTTAGCTACAGGAGCAGCTACTTCTTTAGGTTGTTCTTTCTCAACTTTATTTGTTTGTACAGTCATAATAATTCTCTTTAGTAAATGCTTCCATTGAAAAACAATGGCACTTCTTTTTCTGTTACTGGGGTATTTAATATCTCAAGACGCTTAGTTGCATCAATGAAACCATAATCAACTAACTTCTGTACGTCTGCTTGTGTTTCCGGAAGGGATAAGTCAATGTATGTGCTAGATGCGTGTTTAATCTTGATAACAGCAGCAGCATAACCTAACGGGTTAGCTACCCTACTGGCAGCTTCTATTGCAGCAAGGACAGTATCACCAAGACGATTAAGGAAGGCTAACTTAGTGATCTTAGTGCCATAGTTAACCACCACTTCATCTGGGGGTAGAAAGTCTCCACCCAGACGCCTCCAGCCAATATCGACCTCCTGTTGATTAGATTCTAAGATAAAAAACTTAGTCCCTATTTCACCAATCATGTCCTCATTTGGTTCACTTAGATTAAATACTGCACTAACTATATAATTAGTAACTTGTACTATCTTCATAATTAACTCGCATACCAGTCAACAACAGAACGCAGCATCTCATCGAAATCAGCACGGTATATGTAACCCCTCAAACCTTGGTCTGCATCTTGAGAATAAGCATCGAGAAATATCTTATCTGAGTCAGCTAAACAGAATGGCGTATTACCTGTGTTTTGATAATTCCCCCCTAACATAACATCCCTCATTGGTAGTTTGAGATAGACAGTGTGGCCGCTTGTCGTGCTAAGTAATCCACCTAGTCCCATACTCTCTGCACCAGTTGTATCAGAAAACGGGGCGAAAGATTGTAACCCTATTGTCCCATCGACAGTTGTGTATGACACCCATGAAGTGTTGTAGCTACCGATAACCAATGCCGTATCTTGGGTAACAATGCTACCTGTAGTGACGTTTATTTGATGGTAAAATCCTCTGTAGCTTACCCTCATATGACCACTACCATCAATAGACATTACCCCCTCAATAGCAGAAGTCGGCCATCGTGCCACTGTGGTGGGGGTAAAAGCACTACCTATCGCAGTAGTTGTGCCAGTAACATCGTCGGTTTTAACCAAGATCATCTGATCTGCACTGTTCCTGAGAAGTACATACATACATTGAGCTGCTGTATTCACATGGAACAGTGTTACTAATGGGGTAGATCCCAAATAAGTGCTTGCCGTGAGAGTAGCTATCGTGGAATCTACTCCTGAACTGTTTGTAGAAGATAACGTCCATGAGTCACCACCAGCTAGTAACTGAAAACTGTTGTTTGCTGCGGCTGACCTCCACACGGAGATTTTTTTAACAGTACCTGAATTTGTTTTATTCAGTAAGGGGATTAACTTCAACTTATGAAAAGGGGAGTCACCACTTGTAGAGCTTGCATTACCAAATGTAGAATATCCCATAATTAACCCTTCTTGTATCCGTGTACTCTTACTGCAACTTGACCAGATATTCCAGTAGTTACAATTATAAGTTTCTCTGTTGATGCTATTGGGAAACCAGACTTCTCAAAACCAGTAACGCTATTAGCCTTAAGGGTAGTAAGAAGAAGTGGGTATCCCGCCGCTGCGTTTGAATTAGATGTGTAAACTTTAATAGTGGCAGTGTCTGTGGTTGCACCTTCAGTAAGACTTACTGAAAAGTTTACTGTAGAGTCTTTAACTGCTGCATTTGAATACACAACAGTTTCAGTATTTGTTGTGATAAGTGTTTCAACACCAATCTCATTAGAAAGAGAGTCATATTCAACACCACTTACAACCACTGTTGTATCTGCTTGATCTGTCTTATAGCAAATCTACTCACCAGCTTTAAGGATTATTGCTGTCCTCTCAAAACCATTACTAGTTACTGGGAGTTTCACATATTGAATTGTATGTTGTGCAGAGGGAGTTCCTGTTGGCGATATAAACAAACTCACTACTGCGGTGTTGATGCTTGAATTCAATACATTGATATTTACTTCTGCTGTTTTTCCAACAGGACAGGTGTAAACTGTATTGGTGCTGGCACCACTTGAAGTATGTGCCCCTAATCTTCCTGAAGCCATTTACCTTACCATTGTGAGCGGAAATAGTTGTCTGCATCAGCAGCAGTTTTAGTTTTAACTGGGTTAGCAATATCGGCCATGAATGTCAATAAAGTTGTCACTCGTTCATCTGCATACTTCAACCAATTATTCGTAATACGACCATACCAGTTATGAAATTCTCTCGGCAACTTAGCGCCATAGTCATAACCATCTGTCTTAATATCTGACGGAGGTTCTTGTACGTTTATAGCACCAAGTAAACCGTTATAAACATCATCCGTGGCCAATTCAGGAAATACTGTTGGCCTTGCATTTGTATAGGGCATTTCTGCACTCCTAAATTAAATTATATTGGTGTATCGACTAACAAGTTCACCACCAATTGAAGCGTCACCTGTAGTTCCGAAGCCACTACCAACACCACCTTCAAACACAAAAGCATCGTTGTTTGAGAAAGAAGCGACGATAGATGCTGTCACTGTGATAGGTAATGTCTGTGTGAAGGTACTAAGCTGGGTTAGGGTAGGTGCTCCCACATCTGAGTACAGAGCTACACCCGCAGGAAATTCTTCTGTCATTGTGACAGTGCTACTCCCCATCACAGTACGCCACATTTGTAACGCTGTATGGAATCTACCCTCACCTGCATTCAATATCTTCTGAATGTTAAGGGCTACACGGTAGTCTGTATCAGTCAAACCTTCTCTACGTTTACCAAGATGTTCGCCTATTCCGTCTAACTGCACACCTTCAGCATTGGCAATATCATCTTGGGATAACATCTCAGTGTTAACATCTTCAATCTCTTGCAACTCTTCTAAGAAGGTTTGTAACAAAAACTTAAGATTTTCACTGTCTTCGTATTGAGATATGAGGTGGGATAGTCCATTGCTTACATGATCTACCATGTTACACCTCGAAGTTCTGAGAGGGATAAGTATTCATATTTATACCTCGTTTACAACAATACGTGTAATGTCAAATGTAGAGTTTTCTTTACGACCAATAGCAATAGGAGATGTATTGAATGGAGTCCAAGCTACTTCATCGTAAGATTTAGATACTCTAATAACTAAGGAGGAGATACCCTGCACACTTGAGAAAATATTTCCAAAGAATCTTTGTGGGATAACATCATTGCCAATATTTAAAGATTGCCCATAAGCAAGAGCAGCAGCTTTAATACCATCTTCACCTGTTACAGCAAAGGCTTCTTCATCGTACTTGGTGTAGTCAATTTCTAACTTAATATAAACAGAGATTGGTCTACTGAATTGAACGGTTTGAGGCAGATCATCAATATCAAACACTGTACGTGTCACATCTCCATGAGACTCAATACCCACCGGGTGATAGTCCCATATTGTTTGTGCAATCTCTTGTGTATCACCGCCGTCAACGACTACTTCAAAAGATTTAGCTGGTCTGCCGTCTACATCTGTTACATACGTTTTATTTTCAATAATAAAAGCAGCAACAACACCATCTAAATTTCTAACATTAGCTGTAATAGCTGAATTGGTGGAGGCACCGATAATCTGAACAGAGTCGTAACGTCTAATGCGTAATTCATCATCCGTTTCTTCTTCCCTACCCTCTGTTGCAGCAGCAAGATTGTTTACAGAAGTAATCCCAGAAATAGGTACTAATAGAGCATTTAACGTTCCAATAGGGGCTTTTACTACACCATCGAACTCTGCTTCTGCTGTAACAATATCTGACACAGAGTTTATTGCAATTCTGGCACCAACAACAATAGGAAGAACACTGTTGATTTCAGTCACGTTAATACGTAATGTGGTACTAGTTGGCATTGTGCAAGTACAATTGGTGATTACACTTAAAGCTGCGAGAAGTTGTACAAGAATACTGTTAGCTGTTGCACTTCCACTCGATGTTACGCTGACAACTGTATTATCTACAGTTAAGGAGTAAACAGTGCTATTTACAA